GTTGTACGGTACGCCTGCTGCACGCGCTTCGTTGAACGCTGTGCGCTGGTCGTCAGACCATTTTAACCACTGAGTTTTGCCGATTGGGAAAAGCGCCTTGACCATTAGTAATACCCCTGATTGCGATTTGATCTAAAATACTGGATTTCGTCTGGTTCGTCTAGCGTAGTAGTAATATATCCTCCGCGCCGGAACCGGTGCATTGCCATTGACACAGTATCCACAAAGTCGTCATGAGTGCCTGCGGGAAATTCTGCAACTTCATCAATGACTTCCTCGGCCCAGCGTGTTGCTGGTGCCCATACTCTACCAGACGCAAAGATATCTGCGATACCGTTCAGACGGGAAATCTTGTCGTTACCACGCGTCGGGGTGAACTCTTGCACCGGTATGCCCATGGCTCGCATCTCGTAGATGAGCGGCGCACCTGACGCCTTTTTCTCGGTGATGACGCCGTCTGGTTGCCACTCCTTATACTCTTCGACAGCCACGCGCTTAAGCTCCGGGAACTCCATGCGGTCCCTGAACGCGTTCAGCAGGATAATATTAGCCTGCGTGATGCCATTGTCGTCAGGGTGGTAGAACACACCCCATGTTGTACACGCTGAATAGTCGGCACGTTGCGTCTTCTCGAAGGCCGTATCCCAGCTTTGTAAGATAAAGTCACAGCTTGGTGGGTCGTCGCCTTCCCACTCCATCCACCACTCACGCTTGACGATAGCAGCCGACTCGGAGATGGGGTTCTGCTGATACTGCGCCATCCACTTACTGTTAGGGACGTCGCGTTTAACTTTCTCAAGCTCGCTTAGCTCCCAGAACTCAGGCCACAGTGGCTTCTCTGAAGGTAAAATTGCTGGAAATTCAATGACTTCCCACTCACCGATGCTCTCGTTGGCAACGGCGTCTTTAATTATCTGTCCGGTCAGGTCACGCTTCGACCAGCGCGTCATCACGATGACGATAGCCCCACCCGGCTGGAGACGCTGACGAGGTCCAGATGTGTACCACTCGTACGTCTTGTCGTAGATATCTGGGTTAACTTCCGCGATAGCAGCTTCCTGCTCGGAGTGCGGGTCGTCGATGATGAGGACGTCAGCACCTTTACCGGTTACTGCACCCCCGATCCCGATAGCGAAGTAATCACCCCCCTTCGAAGTATTCCATCGGCCAGCAGCTTTACTGTCTGACGCGAGGCTTAGGTCTGGGAATATGTTATGATATACTTCTGTGTCTACAAGGTTACGAACCTTACGACCAAAACCTACCGCGAGTTCTGCCGTGTGCGAGCATTGGATAATCTTCTTATGGGGGAACTTGCCGAGGAACCACGCAGGGAGCAGGTAAGAGGCGAACTCCGACTTGGTGTGTCGCGGTGGCATGTTAATAATGAGCCGTTTGCACTCACCACGAGCAACGCGTTCGAAGGCATCTGCCATTTTTGCATGATGTCGTCCCCCTATAAATGTCGGCCAGACCTGTTCTACGAACTTCAGAAACTTGTCCTGCGCCAGCTTCTTGGTCTTAAGCTCTTGCAGCTTATCAAGCTCGGCAAGAATCTTCTCCTGCTCGTGTACGGGCAACAACGGCAGGATTTTAGGCAGATCAGCTAGGCTAATCTCCTCATTGAGCTTTAAGTTAGGACGACCGGGCATACCCATTAATCTTCACGCTTCCAGTCTTCGTACTTCTTACCCCAATGATTGTTGTAGTGGTTCGACTCGTACAGCTTCTTAAGCTCCTCGGTATAACCGGGGATGTACACCGCTGACTCCTCGGGGGGCTTGGCGTAAGTACGCAGCCACCATCCGATGCGCAGCTTCTTAGTGCGCCTACTCCAGCGAACCTCGATGCGCAGACGACCAAACATCATCTGGCAACCGACCGAACCTCCGTCATTGCGGGGGTAGAAGTTAAACCCTTGGCGGATTTCCTCCGCCTCATAGCGCCAGTAGAACATCAGACTTCTTCCCCCCAATCTTCTTCGTCATCTTCAGGGTCGGTTGGGGTTACGTTGCGTTCGTAGACACCCAATTCCTCGTCGAGGTCCATGCCAGTGGGGGTCATATCAATAACGTCAGCGTTCAGTAACCGTTTGATTCGCTCCTTGATAGCGGTCTCGAGCGACTCGGGGCTGTTATAATTGATGTTAATCTCGCTACGATCCGTGAACAGACCGATATCTGAGTGCTTACCAAGCAGTTCTAACGCCTTTAGCTCGAACTTAGTCTCGCCACAGTTGGCAATCTCAAGGAGCTTGTTGGTTAGCGCAGCGCGTACTTCGGTGACGTCATGTGCCAAGTTGTGCCCATAGGTCTTAATGAACGCTGACGCCGCCAAGGCAGTCGAATAGTTTTTAAGCGGGGCCACCTTCTGCTGCTTTACCACAGCATCAATCAGGGACTTTTCTTGTTGGAGCGTAGCTGGGTCTACTTCCAAGGGAGCGCCAAGGGACTCAAGCAATTCTGCGGTGTTCGCAGCGACCGTTACTTCATCCATGAAGGTGTCAAGCCGGTCAGGCTCTGTGCTAAACGGGACCGGGTGGTCCGTAGTGGGTTCGATTTTTACAACGGGCATGTGGTGCAGCATCCGGTTTGAGGGAAGCAGTGAAGCCGTGCGTGTACGCTAGTAGCGGGAAAAAGCAAAGACAAAAATTAATCTTTGTGCGTCCAGCCACCACGCTCGTACGTCTTCTTCCGGTGGCAGTTAGCGCAGCGCACTTCGCACTTGGCTATCTCGTTCTTTATCTTCGCTACCCCATACCCATGCCGCACGGCATCTGATATACTGAACTTCTTGTCGTCGCCTATATGGTCGAACTCAAGCACGATGATGTCCGTCTCACCGCAGTCTACGCAGGGGTTGGCCTTGAGGTGGTTGTTTATATACGCACGAATACGGCTCTTGGCTACCTTACTGTTCACTTTTGCCTTGGCAATAACCTTGTCCCGATGCTTCGCGTAGTGCCTGCGGCTCGCTTCTCTACGTTTCTCTATGTCACTGAAGGGCATGGACGGTGCATATAGCACGGTAGTGGCAGATTTATGAAGGGGAAAGGGGCAGTGGAAATTGAGGAAAACCACCACCCCGGCTTCAAGGGGGAAGCCACAAATATAATAATACCCCCGGGGGCTAAATGTGTCAAGGTACCATCGACGGGGGGTGTTTCTGAGCGCAGGCCAGACGGATACCGGCTAGAAAAATATAGGGGGTGGGGGGTTGTGGTTTCGAATCCCTATGGGGGGTGTTTCCCAGCTGGTGCTCATCGAATGTGCATATTATTATGTATAGAGAGAGCGTACGCTCTCTCTACTATCATCGGGGGTCGGGGGAGGGTCGGTAGCAGAAAACTTGACTTTGTCAACCCCCCGCCCTGCCTTTTCTGTGGATAACTCTATTCCTTACCTGAGTAGGGAAACCGCGCTGCACCTAGCACAGCACATATTGACACAGTCTAATTCAAAGTCTAGAACAGTTCTTGCAGGGCGACTTCCCGCGCCTGCCTCAAAAGAAAGACTACACATCATTATGACTACTCTTACTACAGCAAAGCTCATCGGCGCGAACCTCACAGCATCAGAGGCTAGCGAACAACTCAAGGTTGCGGCCAAGGCAGCAACAGAAGGCAAGGCACAGGTTGACACTGGCAGAGCCAAGGGCGCTGCAGCTCTCGCGGTTCTAACGGCTGGCTTTTCATCCAATGAGGTTATGACGCAGGACTGGCAATTCGATATCGTCGGCAATGACGGACAGGTCAAGTATAGCGTCGAAACTATGGGCTGGTCGGACCACGGCACAGAAGGGCAGGACTGGCGGTCCGAACCTAAGAAGGCGCAAACGGCTTTCAAGTCTGCCTATGTTCTGCGGTTCCTTGGCGTTGCCGATTGCACCCCTGCCATTTGGACCATGACAACCAAGGCAATCGCTATGGCACGGGCAATCACAGCCGAAGGCATGACAGCCACGATTGAAGGCGGGCAACTCAAGCTATCGGGTGGCAACACTGAACGCGCCACGGCAATGGCAGCGGCCAAGTCCCTTGCTGCTGTTGCGAAAGCTGCAGAGGGCAAGAAGGGCACAGAGCAGAAGGGTCAAGGTGCCCGCGCTGCTGCTGCTGCACCAGATGCACGGTTTCCAGACCCGTTCGAGCTTTCCCGCAATGCGGTTGCTATCGCCAAGCTGCTTAACGAAGGCGGCATATGCGTATGTAACGCCACGCTGGAAAACTTCCGTGCGGTTGCCAAGCTGGTGGCCAGCAATCCAGAGGCCTTCGCAGAAGTCTAATCAATCGGGGGCGGCGCAAGTCGCCCCTTCCTCTTACTGGAGTATATGCAATGCAGACGTATCGCCTTCCCGTCACGTTGAAAAACGGACGCCAAGTTTTCCTACCTATCAAGGGCGAAAACAAGTGCCACGCTATGGAGAGCTATCGCGCTATTGTCGCGCCGCTCGATTGGGCCAAGGTTCACTGGCCACGCGACTAGCACCTACTACACCACGCGCAAGGGCTGGCCCGAAAGGGCTGGCCCTTTTTTTTTGTCTGCGCGCCACGCATCATCGCCCCGCTATGATAGAAGGTTGGGACGGTAGGCCATTGGGCATCTGGATTGCACATAGTGTAGTAACGGTAGTAATGTTCGGAATTGCTTACCTGAGTAAGCTAGGGTCATGATAGAAGGGTGGGACGCTAGGCCTAATGAGAACAAAACGTGTTTCGTTCATAAAAGGTATGCTCCAACATGAACAGAATTGTAATGTTCGGAAACGGGTGTTTTGTTCGGTGGTAATGGTAGGTTTTTTTTTCCTTACAAAGCAGGACTAAGCTGGGTTTTTTGTGTAATGGTAGATTGGTAGGTTTTTTT